GTTGTTTCATAGACTTTTCACATAAAAGTTTGTTATTCAGGTTTTAATATTTTGAAACTCAAAAAAATGAACAAAAATATTTCACAAACTGTGAATTTGTTTTTTAGTTCATTAATTATTTGTCCTTTAAAGTGCTGTTTGTGTTGGTTTAATTAGCACTATGAAAAGCACAGTAATAAGCAGAAAAGCAATGTTGCAGCAAATGGAAAAAGGAGATCTTTTTTCTATGAAATACAGAACGAAAGGTGGTGAGTTAAATATTGCTCAAGATGTTGTGTGTACTTCTATAAATCATAAGAATAAAACAATTAATATAAAACATTTACAGTCGGGTGAGTTTAGGAAAGTTAGACATATCCTGATTATTGAATATAACAAACAACAAGTTTACTTATGATAAGAACAGACAAAGTAATATTTTCAGGAAAAGGAGATATTGCCTATCTCCCTAAAGTCGCAGCTTTTGTTGTTACAGAAACTGATAGTTCAAAAATATTGGAAGTTTCAGATAAAGATCCCGAAGAAGTAACAATTAACAAAAAAAAATATCGCGGTGTTGTTCCATGGGGCAAAGACAACGACCTTCCATTGCAAGTCATAAAAAAATATGAAAAGGTTCCGGACGTTGTTGCTCCGCTTGGCTTTAATATTGTGTTAACTTATGGCGATGGGATTGTTTATGGCAAATATAAAGTTGATGAGAAAACAGGAAAAAGAACTTTTGTTCCGCAATATGATAACGAAGCAATAAACGAGTTCTTTAGAAACAACGATATTGATGCATATTTTCTTGAGCAAGCTTCTGACATGCAAACCTTTTTTAATTGCTTTCCTGAAATAGTATTAAACCGCAAGCAAGATAAGATCGTTGAGCTTAACTCTAAAGAAGCAGCTTTTTCGCGTTGGGAAGTTATGGATCCAAAAACAGGTAAAATTGAAAACCATTTTTACTGGACTCACTGGGGAAGCGACAAAGATAACGCAAACCCTGAAGGAGATAAAGACAAAGACGTTCTTCCGCCTGATGTAACAAAAGTGCTTGATGCAAAACGACCTTATGCCGATTTACAACGCAGGCTCGGTTTGTTAGAATGGAACGAAGACGGCAAAAAAAGAAAAACTGCAACCAACGATTATCGTTTTATTGTTCCTATTAATTTTCCGACACCCGGAAAAACATATTATCAGAAGCCCTTTTGGTATTCTATTTTTGAGCATTGGTACGACTTTGTGCGGTCGATTCCTGAGTTTAAAAAATCCCTGGTTAAAAACATGATGACCATAAAATACGTTGTTAAGCTGCACGAAGAATACTTCCCTTCTATTTTCCAGGAAGAAGGAATCACTAAAGACAAAGATCAAAAGGCTCGTATTAAAACGGAATACGAAAACATTAACAACTTTTTATCGGATCCGAAGAATGCAGGAAAAGCCATTATAACAAAAACAAGGACTATGCCAGATGGCAAAGAAGTTGACTGGATGAGAATTGAAGCTGTTAAAAACGAGTTTCAAGGTGGTGAATATATTAAAGATATTGAACAGGGCTCGAACATGGTTTCTTTTGCTATGGGCGTTCATCCTTCTTTAATTGGATCGGCTCCTGGCTCAAATAAAACTATTAACGGAACTGAAGCTCGTGAGCTTTTCATAATTAAGCAAGCTTTAATGAAACCATACAGAGATAGGCTTCTCAGACCGCTTTATCTGATACGCGACTTTAATAAATGGGGCGACGACATCCATTTTGAGATTATGAATTTATCGTTAACAACACTCGACCAAGGAACGGGCGCTGTTAAAAGTGTAGGACAAGAAAATATGTAATGCCATGCTTATAAAAACAATAACCGAACTTGTAAAATATGTGCGAATTTCAGAAGTTTCGAACTTCGATTCGTCGTTTAAACCTTTTATCGAAGAAACAGAGCAAAAGTATATTTTAAAATATCTCGGTCAGGACCAACTGGACGAGCTGCAGGTTTATTACGATGCAGAACTAACCAACGTACCTGCTTTAAACAGCTTATTGGAATATGCACAACGCGCACTGGCTAAGTTTGTATTAAAGGCAGCTGCTCCTTTTTTAGATCTTGAAATTTCGGAAGGTGGTTTCACAGTAAACAGCACCAACACCGCTGCTCCTGCTTCTGTTAACAGGGTTAAAAATTTACTGGCCGAAACAGAATCGCAAGGATGGGATTCGCTTGAGCTGATGCTTAAGTACCTGGAACAAAACGAAGACAGCTTTCCTTTGTGGGCAGCAAGTGATGCTTACACATTGCAGCGATCGACATTAATTCAGTCGGCAGCTGAGTTCGATCAGTATCTTACTATTAAAGAAAGTCGATTGTGGTTCTTCCAAAACAAATCGCTGATGCGCGATGTTGAAAACTCAGAGATAAAAACCAAGATCAGCACGGATCTTTACGATACGCTCCTTTCTGAAATTAACGCAGGAAGTGTTTCCACAGCAAACGAAGCTATTTTAGGAAACATAAAAAGAGCAATAACACACTTTACTTATGCCAGGAGTTTAGTTTTGAATAAACTTGACAATGAAAAGCTTCAATATAAACCAACAATAGACTTACAGGCTGTTTTAGAATATGATAAACAACAGATTGAAAAGATGGCTGAGTTTTATCTAAACAAAGCCATTAACACCATATTAGATGATTTAGACAGCTATCCGGATTACGAAAACTCCGATTTGTACGACGAAGACTTTGAGTCTTTCGAAAATGAGCAGGAAAACGGAATATTTAAAGCAGGGGGAGCATAATGGATAAGGTTTATCTAAATAATGATCTTTACGAAACTGCTTCGCACTGGAACGAGCTTACACGCGAACAATTGCTTAAGCTTACCGAACTGATGGGCGATGTTACCAACCTGAACGAGTTCATGGTTAAACTGTGGCTCGATATGCTTGAATTTAAAGTACTGAAACAACGCGAAGAAATTATCGAGAATCAGGTTTATTTTTATCTGTGGAAGAAAACAGAACAGTTTAAAGTTCCACACATCCACACCGAAAGTGCTTATCATTATGTAACAGCAACCATAAAAGACAAAGTGTATTTAATATCATCGCAAGATTTACATTTTGCCGCATCGCACCTGCGTTGGCTTTTTACCGAAAAGATGGAAGGGCAGGACATTATCGAAAACACTTTTGTTTTACATAGTCGCTTAACAAAAAATCTTATTCCGGATCTTACACACAATAAAGTAAAGTATTATGGTCCGGCCAATGCACTTACAAACTTAACATGGGCAGAGTATATTTTTACAGAAACTTATTTCTCAAGATACGAAAAAACAAAAAACCCGAAGTGGCGCGATCTTTTTTTTGCAGTAATTTATCGCCAGTCGAAAACAGAAAAAGAAATCAACTCAAACGATTTCAACGGTGATAAGCGTATTCCCTTTAATCCTGCAAAAACAGAAGAGCGCGTTAAAGAGCTTAAAAGTTTGAGCGAAACCTATAAAAACGCATCCTTATTGTTTTATGAAGGGTGCAGAGCTTTTATTGCAAAAAAGTTTCCATATACATTTACTGTGGGTGGAGGATCCGACGACGATGCTTTTCAAACCATGAACGAGCTAACCATTACTATAAAGAACGAAATAAACGAGCCGCTTGATAATATCAGGGAATCGCTTTTATACGATATGCTTAATATTTTAGAAAACCTTGCCAAGCGCAGAAAACCCGACAACAAATGACAGAATATGATCACATAAGCTATTTACAGGATATTGCTACAAATCTTAAAGAGATTGCACACACAGTTAACAATCCGAAGTTTCATCGTGTATCGAGTTTGTTTGGTATAGAAGAGTTTATGTCCAAAGGTAAAAAAGGTGGAGTTCATTTACTGGTTAAAGATGTGTATAGCTCTCGAAAAGGATTTAACGATGGGCGCGTAACCGAGCGACAATACTTTACTTACTTTCTGTTAAAATATAAAGGCAGCAACTTCGATGCAAACGAAACAATTAAGACAGAACTCCGATCTATTGAGCGAAAGATATTTGCTAAGTATAAAAAGGACTATTACAACGATATTCACGAAGATATTACATACGGCTTGCAATATCTCGATCTCGCGAGCTTTAGTGCTGAAGATTTAACTCTGATACACACCGGTTATCTTGGTGTGATGGTTACATTCAGCAACGAGCCTATTATGGATATTAGATACGATGCTAACGACTGGTTAAATGGCTGATAATGTTGATTTGAGTTTAACGGCTCAAGCATGGGCCGATATTGTAATTAACGACTGGGAGAAAAAAGCCTTCGAGTTAAAGATTGTCGATACGGCTGCTCTTGTAGATAGTTTTGCATCGCATGTATATATGGAAACAGGCGGCAATATTGAGCGCATCGAGTTTATATATAATTATTATGGCAAGTTCATTGAAATGGCTGTTGGTAACGGAGTAAGCATTGAAGATGTGGGAGTTAACTCAAACTCCCGTAAAAAACGAATGTGGTACACTCCTATTTTCTACAGGCATGTTAAAAGGCTTGGAGAGATACTGGCCGAGAAATACGGACGAAAAGCGCAGCTTGCCCTTATTGAAAATCTTGAAACACCTAACTAATTATGACCGAAAAAGCCACAACCATAGTTGATGTAAACGGTAAGAGCGCACAGGATATGCTTACAAAGCTCGAAGCCAGTGCTAAAAAGTATCGCGATGCAATGAAAGAAGCTACCAAGGCAGGAGATCTGAATGCCTGGAAGAAAAACAACGATGCGCTTAAGAAGGTGAACAAAGATATGAACACCTTTAAGAAATCGTCGTTTGATACTGCCAAGGTGTTAAAAAACCTAAACGGAACGAGCTTATCGGATTTACAACGAGCAAAAAAAGCCCTGGTAAAAGAAACCCAAACCCTTAACCGCAACACAGCCGAGTACGCTAACAAAAGTAAAGACCTGCAAAAGGTAACCGCCGAAATAAGCAAGGTTAAAGGCGAGATGTTTGGTGCTTCGAAAAATACAGGGTTTTTAAGCAATGCTCTTGGAAGTATAAAAAACATGCTTCCTGCAATTGGATTTGGAACACTAATTATGGGTGCTAAAAAACTGGCTGAGTTTACTACAGAACTAAAAGGATTTAGAAGTGAAGTAAAAAAGCTTACAGGAGAAACAGGAACAGCACTCGATTCGAATACGGCACGAATAATAGCTATTGCCGACACTTATAATAAAGATTTTAACCAGGTATTAGAAGCAAGCAATAACCTATCTAAACAAATGGGGATTTCTTTTACCGAAGCATTCGATTTAATTGAACAAGGATTCCAGGCAGGAGCCGATGTTAATGGTGAGTTTTTAGATAACTTACGCGAGTATCCTGCCTATTTTAAAGAAGCAGGATACAATGCCGAGCAGTTTATGGTTGCTATTACCAAGCAAACAAAAGACGGAATATTCTCAGATAAAGGAGTGGATGCTATTAAAGAAGCAAATATCCGCTTGCGAGAAATGACACCATCTACACAAGAAGCCCTGCAGGCGATTGGTATTAGCAGTAAAGAAATGAGCGATCAGCTGGCTTCCGGCGAGATAAAAATGTCTGATGCCATATCTATGGTTTCTAAGAAGCTTGCCGAAATGCCACCACAAAGTCAGGAAGTTGGACAAGCTCTGGCCGACATATTTGGTGGTCCGGGTGAAGATGCCGGAGTGCAGTTTATAACAACACTTTCGGAAGTTAACGGACAGCTTTCCGATATGGTCGACAATACCGACGATGTTACTCGGGCACAACAAAACCAGTTAGTTGCAAGCAAAGAGTTAAACGAAGCATATCTTAAGATGCTCGGGCAAGGATCTGCATTAAGTGTATTGTGGTCGAATATAAAAAAACAGGCAGGAACAGAGCTTAATGATTTAGCAACGGTTATTTCTACCGACGACATGACCTTATTTCAAAAACTCGCTGTATTAGGTAATAAAACAAAGCGCGAACAGATTGCCACAGGATTACAAGCAGTGGAAGCAGCCGAAGCAGAAGAAGAATCGCAACGAAAGCTTCATGAGCAACTAATAAAAACGGCTGAAGGTATAGGTGTTGAGATAGATATGAAAGATTTAAGCAATGAGCAAATACAAGAGCTTATTGATAAACGCCAGTTGTATTTAAACTCATTACGCGACGAAGAAGCCGAACTGCAAAAACTTAAAGAAACCCAGGAAAAGCTGCAAGCTATTCAGGATAAGTATTTTCAGAATAACGCGCTTAAAGCAAAGGCTGATCAAAGAAAACTCGCTCAGGAGCTTTCTGACATTAAGTTCGACGATCTGTTTATTGAAATGGAACAGGAGTTTGCCGAAACAGAAAAGTTCGAACAGGCTAAACTACAGCTCCGCAGACAATATGGTCTTGTTACTATTGAAGAAGATAAGCGCAAAGAGCTCGACCTTGTGCGCCAGGGATATGCCGACGGATTACTTTCTTACGAAGAGTACGAAGCGGCTAAAGCCGATATTGCCAATTATTATCGCCAGTTAAAAATTGAACAGGATCTTGTTGATGAAGAAGAAGAAACGGTTAAAAAAGAAGCTGAACTGGAACAGCTTGAAATGGATCGAGAGAATGGTTTGCTTAACGAAGAACAGTATCAGGCTGCTAAAAACGAGATTATAAAGAAGTATGCCGACGAAGAAAAAAAGATACAAGCCGAAAAGTACGCCGAGCTTGTTCAAACAGCACGACAATATGCAGGAGCTGTTTCAGGAGTTTTAGGAGCTTTATCAGGGTATTACGAATCACAGAAACAACGTGAGCTCAAAGCTGCAGGCGACAATGAACAAAAAAAGGAACAAATAACAAGAAAATACGCAAAGAAACAACAAAGAATTCAACTTATTCAAGCGATTATAAATACAGCATTAGGTATTACTTCGGCCTTAACGGCTGAGCCACCTGCGAGTTTTATTATGGCTGCTCTTGCTGCAATTATGGGTGGAATACAAATCGCAACCATAAGTCAACAGCAGTTTGCAAAAGGAAGATATCCTGTGCGCGGTGCCGACGATGGCCGTTTGTATAATGCCACAGTAAGCGCAGGAACAACAGGAATATACAGCGAGCCAACCATAACTCCCGGATTTGGTTTGTATGGCGAGACTGCCGATCCTGAAATGGTAATTGATGGTAAAACATTCCGCAACATACAGTTAAACACGCCTGAGTTAATTCCTGCAATTATGTCGCACAGAGTACCACAATATGCTGCAGGCGATTACTCAAGTGCAAACACAGGATTCGACATGAACAGAACAAACGAACTGCTCGAGCAGAATATAGCAATAAACCAACGTTTAAACTATAACCTGGAAAACCCAAAACCTGCCATTGCTGTTTACGACCAGGACGAAACAATGAAGATCCGCGACAATTTAAAACAAATGGACCAAATCGAACACGAAGCCACACGACCTTAATAACTTTTATCTTTTTACTTTATACTTTTATCTTGAAGCAGGCTTGTCCTGCTTTTTTTGTCCTTTAAAGTGCTGATCTCATTCGTTTATTTAGCTCTTGAATATAAGTTAAATTAAAACTTTAAAAATCATGGGCCAAGTATCAGATCGTTTTTTACATCCCGGAACCAAGCGAGTAAAAGCAATGGCAGTTACAGCTGTTAACGACAGCGATTTTCCTACAGAACAAATATTTTATTACGACTTTGCAAAAACCCAAAAAGCGTATAAATGGGTGTTATCATATGATAACGGTTCCACAACCGACAATCCTGATGTTAGCGTTTACCTTTGGGACGACAGCACCGAAGCGTGGGAAACAGATTAAGTCTATTAGTCTTGATACTCGATACTATTAATCTAATATCTAAGTTATGAAACTAACCGACCAAGCACCCATCCTTTCACCAATTAAAAATCCTGTTCGAAATGGATTGATAAGGAAAGGAGTGCAAATACCTTTTAAATCAGATGCTTTATTTTGGTTAGACGGCACAATATCAGGTGATGAGTTTGTAGATAAAAGTGGAAATAATCGAAACTTTACCATAACAAATAAAGATTTTGATTCAGATTGGACTAAAGGATTTCCTTATAAAAGTGCTGCTACGATTTCTGCTCCTGCTGGTGATGCTACACTGATAGCAGCCGATATTAATAATTTTCTTTATGATTCGGGTGGTACACCAAATGAAATTCCAGTAGTTAGTTTATTTCAAGATATAGACTATGAAAATAAGCTATTTTGTAGACATGCAGCACAGATAGTTGATGTTAATAATGTAGAAATTTACGAACCAAGGGTTTTAGATATTGTTCTTTATAATACTATTAAAACAGGTGCAGATTTAACTAAATGTCAATCTTATTTTAGTGTGCCAACAAAATTAACTGCTAAGTGGGTTGATCCTGATGGTTTAGATACTAATTTAGGAACTGAGGCAAATCCATATCTAACAATTGTAAAAGGATATACAACAGCAGGAATAGGTGGATTGTCATACGTTAAATCAAAAGAATATACAGAATACATTTATAATCTTTCGCGAAACAGTATTAAAGCTATTGGATTAGTTGATTATGTTTCAACTGATGGATCTTATGGTGCAAGACTTAGATATGCTGACATTCCTTTATTTGAGGGTTTTATTTTACGTGCTGCATCTATTGCAACAGCTTCAATTAATGGGCAAAATGCGGAAACCTTAGAGCTAAAAAGATTATATATTGAATCAAATGCAACTATTGGTATAGTTGGGGATCATAAATTAATACAGAACGTAATATTTAAAGGCACAAATACATTTAATATTAGTAATACAGGATCAACTCAATCAAGAATTGTTGACACTTGTTTTTTTAAATCCACAGCTTCATCTTTAATATATATTCCAAATGGATTAGGTAAAATTACAGTTAAAAATTGTAAGATAGATGCTATCAGCGGTACATTTATTACTTTTTTAAACACTTTAGCAGGATTAGATATTATAGGTAATTTAATTGAGATAGCAACACCAAGCAATTATATTAACAGTGATGGTGATTTAGGATTAGTTCAAATTCTATATAATATATTTAACGTAAAAAAAGGAACGTCACAGACAATTAAAATAACAGATCATGTCACAAACCCACCAATAATAAAAAATAATATTTTTAATATTAATGATGATGTGGAAGAATCAATAGTGTATGCAGCTAATTCTGCTATTGATGTTGAAAATAATATTTTTACGTTAAATGGAGAGCCAGAAGCTTATGCAGAAATACAATCATTGACAGGAACAGACATTGTTTATCCATGTTTTAAGGCAATAAACAATAGAATAGAATCTAAAAGAAAGGGTGGTTATAATATAGGTGTGGGTGGTGAATCTACAAGTCCAGCAGATAATGAT